GGGGAGGTCATGGCGGCAAAGTTACCGATCATGTTGTTGTATCCCACCCGCTTGCCCGCGGGGACGGTGAAGGCCGCCCAGAAGTCAAGCTGGTAGTTGTCGAAACGGGCAGCCACCAGGTCGTTGAAGGTAATGCAGCACTCACGGATGATATTGTGCATGAAATTACGGGTCCAACGGAGGCGACCGGTAACGCCGGCGACGTTATTGGGCGACAAGGTAACCTGAGGGGTGGTGAGACGAAGCCATGTCTGGAGGAGGTAGTCACCAGCACGCGAGATGCTGACGGCCCATTCCTGACCAAAGGCAGGGGAGCCCGACGCACGGGAGAGGACGACTGGGACCTGGGTGAACCAGGTCGACTTGCGGGTCTCGCGAACGAAATAGGCTGTGGCGTCGGGGCCACCGTAGAGGTATTTCTCGATCTCGTCGAAGGTGGCGAGATCAATGAAACCGGACGTAACGTTAGATGTACAGATAGATGCCATTGTTTTATTTAGAGCAAGAAATTAAAAAAACATTAAAATTTTCACTATGAAAATGACTTAAAGATAATCGACATCTGAAACCCTTTAAATGGGTCTGGAAATGCCGGTCAGAAATTGTATACAGGAATCTTGGTGTGTCAGAGATGAATGATAAATTTCTATTTAAAACCCCTATGGGGATAATTAAATGTCAGACACATTGGATATTTTGACTGTAGACGCTAAAATTCGTGCCAATTTTCTGGCCGAAATAGCACAGATAGATACCCATAAATTACGTTTATTGGAGATAGAGGAATCCCTCAAGGTGGAATCAATCAAGCCTCGAATTCGTAATACCCTCATCCAAGCCAAGAAAGACTTAGAGAAGTATATCCACAATCTCCACCACCAAATTGACTACAATTTCTACATGATAAAGACAATACCCCTCGTGGACGAGTATACCAAAATCCTCAAGATTCCTCTGAAAATCACCTTCATGGGACGCCCCCAAAGGGGAAATCCCATGAAGGAAGAACTTGTCAGGAAATATATCGAAATAGCCTCTACATATGTGGATATTGATATGGGTGTAGACCCTAAGCAGTCAACCACTATAGCTTGTACCAACTGTTCCAATAAGAAGGACTTTGAAATAGTGGACTACAGTATCTACATATGTATGAAGTGCTACGCCCAACAGAATATCATGAAGCATGTGTCCTCCTACAATGATATTGACCGCATCAACATCTCATCCAAGTACATGTATGACCGTAAGGTACACTTTAGAGACTGCATCAAGCAGTACCAGGGTAAGCAAAATAGTACCATACCGGACAAGGTCTATAACAACCTCCGAGAGCAATTTGACCGCCACCACCTACTCGATGGTGACTCGCAGACCACTTCCAGGGAGATCCGGTACAAGAGGGTTACCAAGAACCATATCCTCCTATTCCTCAAGGAATTGGGGTACTCCACTCACTATGAAAATGTACACCTCATCCACTACATCTTCACTGGAGTAAAGCCGGATGATATCAGTCATTTGGAGGACCAACTACTGGATGATTTTGACTCCCTGACCGATTTATATGACAAAAAGTTCAAGAATATTAACAGGAAAAATTTCATCAATACACAGTACGTCCTATACCAGCTCCTCCAACGCCACAAGCACAAGTGCAAAAAGGAGGAGTTCATCATCCTCAAGACCATTGATAGGAAATTCTTCCATGATGAGGTATGTAAGGTCCTGTTTGAACATCTTGGGTGGAACCATCTACCATACTACTGAAAAAATTTTAAAATGAAGTGGGATTGTCTACTTTACCACACCCTCGCCCTCTGGTTGTAATTAGGGTATTGGCCAGGGCAACGTATTCATCCCTGGCCACCCTCTTGAGCTTCCCTCGGTTGCTGGACCACGCCTGCCACTTGTGGCGGTCCTTCTGAGCAATTATAGAGGGTAAAGGGGTAGTGTTGTTACCTAGTAGGGTCTGTTTATATAGGCCATACAGAATGAGCATTTCCTCCTGGGTAAGTTTATCCTTTAGAGATACTATTGATTCAGCTGCTTGGGTGAAGGGTTGGCTGAGATCTTCCTCAGTTTCGTATGATAGCATTTATATATATATAAATAATTTTCATTTATAATATAGAATCCTAATAGAAATGTCCAGAGAAATACCTTTTGAAGTACATGAGGCCCACAGAGAGAATCTCCTACCTCCCCTGGTGGGAACCGATTACTCTACAGTCAGTGCCTTTGGAGCCCTGATAATCATAAGAGACATTATCGCTAACTATCCAGAGGAGGAGGATCCCGATACCCTCCAACGCCATGAGGAATCCTCCATAGTGGTGGAGAGACAGTCATATGCCGATACCTCAAAGGTCTATACTATCTGTACCATCTGCACAGAGGATTTTATTGCCTCTGATGCGGTGTCGGTACTGAGGTGTGACCACATATTCCACCACAGCTGCATTCAGGAATGGGGGCACTACAAGGACAGCTGTCCAACGTGTAGAACACCCATAAAAGAAAATCCTGAGTAATAGTAAATGATACTTGCCAAGCTATCCACAATATGGTCCAACCATGGCTTTGAAATAGTAATCGGTTTCTGTGTACTATTCATACTACTGGCAGCCCTCATCAACAAGATAGTGGGGACCAAGGGTACATATTCACCCCGATCTAGCATCCTAAATTCATCCCGATCCCTCACCCTAACACGTACACCACAATACCCCACACACTCCCACGCCCCATCTGGATCTAGGTCCCTCCCCAAGGAGAGTCGGGGGGAGGCTGAGTGTAGGAGGGTCCTCCAGCAACTGTTCCAGAAGCCCTTCACCTCCCAGCGCCCAGACTTCCTCCGGAACCCCGTCACCGGGGGGAACTTCAACCTGGAGTTGGACTGCTACAACAGTGCCATGGGACTAGCGGTGGAGTACAATGGGGTGCAGCACTATAAGTACAGTCCCTACTTCCACAGGAATAAGGATCAATTTATGACCCAGAAGTACCGAGATGACATGAAGAGGAGGATCTGCAAGGAGAAGGATATCACTTTGATAGAGGTACCATACACGGTAAAGGTTGAGGATATTAAGGATTTCATAGTAAAAGCGTGTAGAAATCATGGTTATTTGTGAAAATTTATATATCCATATATAAATGACAGACTCGACAGTTATACCCTTTTGCCTCTACCACAAAGTAGATCTCAAGAACAAGTCATACCAATGTTACATTGCCACATCCACCCTAGTCCTCCGCCCAGACGGGACCAAAAGATATGAGTGTAGACCCCACCCGGACCCGGACTGGAAATTGGTCAGTGTATTCTATGCTGTTAATCCTTTGGCCAGACCTGTACCCAATGGTATGCAATTGTTCTGTGCCAAGAGGAATCCAAAGTGGCCTCATCAGACGACTAGTGTAGAGTTGGTATATGATGTATTCGATGACTATGTAGATGGGACTTACTTCTTTACCTACACAACTCCAGTACCCAACGCCACTCCACTTTACATATGGATTAAGGATGACTCTGCATTTGCTGACTTTAGTAATTCCTCTCCCCCAGAGGATCTGGATACTCCCATTGACACCCATGGACATGACAGCGATGTTTCTGTCATCTCCCATACTTCTAATTGGGGGGGTGCTACCATAAACCCCATCTACGTATTACATCCCACAGTGGTGGGATCAGACTACACAAAGGTTGACTTCATGTGCAACAATGGCTCATGTCTCCCCAAATCCAGTGAGGAATGGAAGAAAAAGTCCCGACAAGAACAGAGCTGGGGGTGGACAGGACCAGACATATTCAACCCCTCAGCCCCCACTACACCTCAACCCCTCCACGAGTGTCTTATAAATTGCAACCAACTAGTCAGATCCAAAAATGGCGGGGGTGAACCCCAATCCCTCATTGACATCGTGCGGAGTGAATGGGGTGACCTCCCACCGATTCGGACTCAGACCATTCCCTCAACACCCGGCCTTCCAGTATGGAGTATTGGAGTCATCATCATAGTCGTCATATCACTCATTGTCGGTGTCTGTGTCGGTGTTCACGACCATGTTTCGATGAGGAGGAAGCGCCGCTGAGGAGTGATGGTGGAAGACCCCTGGCCGAGGAGGGGGGATCATTCTCATCGGAATCCTCATCGGAATCTTCATCGGAATCTGACTCATTTTCAGTCAAATCCTCGTCGTCTAGGTCCTCGTCGTCAATGTAGTCCTCTATTTGACCATATCCAAGCTGATCAAATGCCTTACAAATTTTTCGTTCATTTTTATCCTTGGAACGGAACCCAAGATTGATCTTTTGGAGAACCCCATCGAACTTCCTGTGGAAGGCATAGGAGTTCAACTCCAGCTTGGTCATTTGCTTGGCTGTGGGGGCGGTGACAAAATGATCTAGGTCTAGGTCAAAAACACTGAGATCATCAACCACGTACCACTCTACCTGATCCAACTGCTCCTGGAGGTAGTTGAGGGCCTCCTCATTACCCTTATAACGAATAAAGTAGTACCAACTCTCGCATTCCTTACCATTGGTTTCCATCAGGGCGACGTAGTCTCCCGTTGTAGTGTGTGAGGGGCTGGGTGACTTTCCAGAGTCATCATCTAGTGAAACGTGTTCTACCTTAGGTAGTGAGGAAGAATGTTTTGTCATTTCATGTGTACTGGGAGTGTTTTTAAACTACTATAACAATCCTAACATTTGATACCTAGATAGTCCAGGACTGGGGTCCTCACTTCAAATAACATGTGGATGATGATGCTCCCAACGAAACACAATATGGTAGTCAGGACGAGGGGAATCTTAGTCAACCAAGTCAATAGGAGGGCCAGGAGGATTGTGAGGGCATAGTCCACTATTGGGGTACCAAGGACTCGGATACTATGGACTCCCACACCAGGGGAACCGAACATTTTGCTATGGCGAGAAAAAGGACAGATGGTAATTTTATGATAAAATTTATATTATAAATTTTATCATTAAGATATGGGAAATATTTTATGCATTGAACATAGAAATCGCCTTTTCGGAGGACCAAAGACCTACCCCATGAGGGAGATTACCCCCGTATTCGGATACAACTTGCCACCCTACTTTATGACTACAGTTATTGAGGATATCCTCAAAGACCCCCACTCCATTCCCAAAGCCCATCCTGGGGGGACCTAAAGACACAGAGGAATATATAGAAAAATGGATCCGGAACTTGAGGAGGGCAATATTGAGTATAAACTCAAGTTGCTAGACATATCACCTGGTCGTATAGAGAGATTGGCCACTCAGATGCGATATCGATGCGATGAGGGAGGGGGTGAGTGCATATACAATCTGGGTGTGGAGGATGACGGCACCATGACTGGTCTGACACAGGAGGACTACGATGTCACCCTCCGTTGCATTCTGGGAGCAGCC